GAATGCGACACGATCGTCGTGCCACATGTACCACAGAACTGACCGAGCGAGATCATCAACCGACTCTTGGAACTGGCGCTTGAGGTGAGCCATGCGCATGGTCGCGCTCGACTCGGCGACGGCGACCTCGGTGGCGGTTGCCGATCCCGAGATGTTGCCGCGCATCGCGTCGTGGATGCCCGACACGCGGTCGAGGCGATCCTGAGCGATCTGCGAGTACTGCACCTGCTGCTGGGTGATGCCGCCGACCTCAAGGTTGACCACCTTGTCCTTGTCGAGGCTTTCCGACAGGACGATGTAGTCGTGCGGACGGTCCTTGATGTCCTGCGCGAGTTTGGCGTTGCGCGCATCGACCATGACGAGCCGCTTGTACGCGGCAGCGCTCGACCGCACGCTCGTCAGGTGGGCGTTGAGATCCTCGACCTGCGACTGGATCGCCATGAGCGGCGACAGCGGGTACGGATCATCGGGGACGGTGTAGACGCCGAACACGGTGTACGGACCCTGCCGTGGGCCGAAGTACGGGATCGGGCGTCGAATGTAGCCGTCGTACTTGCTCGCCTTCGAACGGCCCTTCACGAAGGTGTAGATGGTGCCGTTCACCATGCCGGGGCCGACGATCTCGTCGATCTCTTCGGCGAGCGACTGGTCTGCCTCGGGTACCCACACCTCGTAGACGGCGAGTTCCTTGCGGTCCTCGATGTCGCGTCCGTTGTCATCGCGCACCTCGTCGAGATCCGTCCCCGACGGGATCGAAAGGATAGCATCGAGGTCGTAACTCTTGTCCTGCTCGGCGCGGGCGATCAGGTCGTTCTTGTCGATGGCGTAGCAATGCCCCATGAACCGCGCGTCCTCGATGTTGGTCGCGGCGGGATCCATGAAGAACCGCTCGGGGGAAATGCGGTAGACCCGGGGAAGATACGGCTCCTTCCCGTCGGTCTTCCTGACCTCGGGGCGAGGCTCACTCACCGTGAGCGCGACGCCGTAGGTGAAGAGCATGTCGGTAGCGACACGCTCAAGGGTGCGACGCAACTTGGTGATGCGGGACCACCTGTTGATCGCGATCTGAAGCCTCTTGCCGACCATGAGGTCGAGCATCGGGTTTCCAAGACGCACACGGAACTTCGGGGTGTCGTGGATGATGCGTGGCAGCACCAGCGACACATACTCGTGTCCGAAGTTCTCGGGATCGTCGATGTAAGGATCCGCGCGGTCATCTCTGAACGCGGGACCGTGGTACTTCTCGACCATCGTCCGAAGCGACGATAGATGCGTGTCGCGGAATCGCTCCGCGCTCTCCACCTCTCGGCGGATCGAATCAAACGAAAGGTCGAGCATGATTCACCTCACTTCCTTCCGCCACCACCGCCAACTACCGTTCCTCCGGTCGATGGCGAAAGAGATCGTCCGGCGATGTACGCAGCCTTTGCAGCCGCAGACGCTCGGGCACGCTTTGCAGTCGGATTGCTGCGAGCAGCACCGCCGTCTCCACCGTTCTTGCCACCGTTCTTCGCACCGCCTGCGCCGTAGCGCGACTTTGCCTTTGCCATCACTTGCCTCCGCGCTTCATGCGCTTCTTGTTGCAGCACGATGACGAACGCGCCGACTTGGCGAGTGACGTCTTCGGCTTGTTCTTGCGATGCATGGATTCGTGGGCCATGCGTTCCCGTTGTGAACTGACAACCGGCATCACTTACTCCGTTTCTTCGCTGCCTTCTTGGGTAGCGACTTGATGTTTGGAGTTTCTTTCACCCACTTCTTGGCCGTCTTCGGCATAGTGGCGAACATGTACTTCTGCTGGGCCTTCGACTTGAACGGCATCAGCGCACGAACCTCTCCGCCGTGTACATGTAGTCGGCGGTAAACGAGTTGTCGCGTCCACCTCCGCCAGCGACACGGTCTCGGATCTCGATATGCGGCATCGAATATCCCGAAGAAGCAGCCTCGGATGCGACATCGCTTCCGACCCACTTCCAAACACGGCGTCCGTTGGCGAAGAACTCAAACTGCGTGGCAGCCTTCGTCGAGAGTACGCGAAGAGTTTGGTACGAAGATACGGGAAGCCCTGTGTCGATCTCACGGATGACCGCATTGTTCGCCGACACGGCGGCTCGCCAAGTGTTCTGCCCGTTGGTGTGGTAGAAGTAGGCTCCAACCTGAAGCAACACGTTGTGGTTCAGGATGTACCCGCAGGTCATGATGCATGATGCGGATGGATGGACGCTGGTCTTCAAACGAGCCTCAAACTCGTACTCCCCGTTCCTGATGTCCCATAGTCGCGTGATGGGCGTTGCGCCAGTTAGATCGGCCGTCTGAAAGATACCGATTCGCTGGTACAAGGCACCGCTTGTTCCAGTCGCTAGCGTGCATGTCACCGTGCCGAGTTCATCGTTGTTGGAGTTTGAGTAGACCTCGGTCGGAGTTCCGATGGCGTTGTTCGTCTTGACGATTCCGAACGGCTTCGCGTCTCCGATGAAGTCGGTGAAGAACGCGAGCGCCGAGTTGTTGACCTTGTCGGTGAATGATTGGAGCAGCGTCATCGGTTTGCCTTCAACTTCACGAGCATGTAGTCGGCCTCGATCGACTGACCAGCGGTAGTCGAACCAGCCTGCGTGCGGTCCCGGATCTCGATGTGCGGAAGAAGACCAGTCGTGGTCGGCAACTGCCCTTCAAAAGTCGCGACGAGCGTTCCGTTCGCGTACAACTTCGCCCTGTTCGCATCGGCATCGAGGAACACGCGGAAGTGCGCGTACTTGTCTTTCGGGACATTCGTGACAACAGACCTGACCGTGGTCGATCCGATGACGAGCGCGGCGGTCCAGTTGGTCGCGTTTCCAAATGCCGAGAATCCGACGAAGTCGGCTGCGATTGCAGCGGTGTCGGTCGGAAGACCGATGCCAACGGTGCAGATGACCGTAGAGATGTTTGCAGCCGTGCGAACGCGCGCCTCAAAGTCGATCTCGCCACGGCCGACGCGGAAGTCGCGGTTCACCGCGCCACCTGCTGGGATTGCGGCTGCTGGATAGACGCCGATCGCGGGATGAATCACCGCCACAGCGTTCGCGGAAGCCGTAAGGGTCATCGTCATCGAACCAAGCGGCTGGTTCGCCTGCGTTGAATCCGTGTTTCCGTTGCTGAACGTTGCGGAAGACAGCGAGGTCGTGGCAGCAGACACGACGCCGAATGGCGCGGTGTCGCCGATGAAGTCGCTGAACAAGCAGATGTCCTGCTTCCTGAACTGCTCCGTGAACATCGCGAACTGCGTCATTTCCTGCTCCTGTTGCTTGATCGCGATGTCACGCGCAGGTTTGACCTGCGGTTGTCGCGTGGGTTTCCATTCTTGTGGTCAATGTCCTTGCCGTCGCCCTTGCTGACGCGGCCATCGCGCTCCGCAGCGCGTCGGACCTTGTTGCGCGACGCGCGATCCCTCTTCGACGCGGTCGATGAGTGGAACTTCGCGTACTCGGCCTTGTAGTTACGAGGCATGGGCAGGCTCCTTGAAGCAGTCCCAGCCGCGATGCTTTGCGTACTCGATCTGATCCTCCATGATGTCGGCATCCAACCCGCACACCATCCTGCGCGCCTCGTCGCGTTCCCTCATCATCAGGTCGCGATCCTCACACGCTGCGCGATGCTCCTCCGTCATCAACTGCAAGTCGGCGCGGAGCCGCTCGATCTCGGCGATCATCTCCTGCACGATGTCGTGGTGATATCCACCGATACCTCTTGGAATCTCGCGCGCCTTGGAGAGGATGTCGCTCACTTCTTCCTCCCCCAGTTGCGCTTCATCTGCGAGTACGCCTTCTCGCTGACCGTGGTCTTCGACTTCGGTCGCGATGTACCAGCGGCCTTGCGCTTGTTGATGTTGTGGAGCAAGCCCTTCTTCGCGGCCATGTCAGCACCCCCACCGCTTCCGCGCAGCCTTGCCGCGCTCGCCCTTCCACGAACTCGACCGAGCGCAGAACGACTTGTGGCGCGGGTTGTCCTTGTCCTTCGTCGGGGCTTTCAGGTTCGACCCAGTCTCGCGGTTGTACTTCGCGCGGCCCTTCGCCGTCAGGCCAGCGCCTTTCGACACGGGCAACTTCTCGCCGCGACCGACAGAGAGGTTGGGATCGCGGCGGGCCATCAGAGGAAACTCCCGCCGGACTTCATCCATTGCTTCAGACGCTCCGCGTCCTCGCCGTCGATGATGTCCACCTGACGGTCATCGACATACTTGACCGTCGCGGTGCAGCCGAAGAACGAGATCCGCTCGATGCGATGCACCGGGATCCACACCTGCTCGGAGATCGGGATGAACTGGATCAACGCTTCTCCTTGCTGGACTCATCGTCCTTCTTCTTCTCGTCCTTCTTGTCATCCTTCTCGCGAAGGTCTTCGAACGGACGAGTGATCCTGCGCGCAGAACGGCCTGCGATCGAGATCGCCCCCGCCTTCGCGATGGTCAGAGGCGTGATCGCCATCAACGACCCTTCTTGGGCTTCAGCCGCTTCGGACCGCCCTTCGCGCCGCCCTTGCCGTTCCCCGTGGAACGCTTCATCGGGTCCATGCCGCTCTTGCCACCCATCTTCTTCATCGCGTTGCCGTAGCCAGCGCCGTACTTCATCTGAACACCTCGTTGTGTTTGAGAATCACACCCAACGCCTCGCTCGGCAGCGCAAGTTCGCGGACCTCCGCGCTCACGCCCTCCTCGCAAAGCATCAGCGCACCAGCACATGCGATCACACGATCGCCGTGAGACTCACGCGCGCCGGACGATAGGTCGCGAACGGAAGCGGCCTCGATCGATCCGTCCTCAAGTATCACATAATCCAGCATCTCCCTCAATGTTTCCTCGCTCGGAATCCGAATATTCCCCTGACTGATCGCCCGAGACAGGTTCCCAAGCAGCGTCCGCTTCGCCCGACGGCTGCTGTTCCAGCCGATCCGCACCGTCAGCCGCTCCGTCGTGGTACCCACCATCCGCTGGCGGTACACCGACGAGTACCCGATCCGCTGGAAGTCGTGGTGCATCGCCGCTCCGGGGCCGTTCACCTCCCACCCGATCAGGGGAAGACGCCGACCCCGATACACCGTCATCGCCACCTCCACCATCTCCTGCGCCAAGTCGTGCGGAGGGGCATTCGGATCGGCGAACTCAGCCACAACCTCCCGAGTGTCCGCGTCCATCACGCACACCGCCGCGTTCGCCGACCCCGTCCCATACGACGGATCCGCGAACATCACATATTCCCGCTCCACATCCCCATGCCTGAACACCCGCCAACGCCCGTGCGGGTCCGCCACGAACCGACCACGAAGCAACTCGCACTTCTCCCCGCCCACCGCGTACTCGTTCATGTGCGCCGTCACCACCCCCGGCGTGAAGAAGTTCGACCCGCTGCCGACCTCCGTCGCAAACACGTTCTGCGCCATGTCCACCGTGTCGCGGCGCTTCATCTGCTCGCCCAGCCACGGCGTCCACACATACTCCGACCCAGCCGTACCCGTCACCCGGCCGTCCACATCCACCCGAGTCTCGGGGTTCGCACCCTTCAGCGGATGATCCGTGTACAGCAACTCCACCAGCCTCGGATCACCCTGCGTCCGCGCCATCCGTACCAGCGTCGAGTACTGGGTTCCGCTCCCAAGAGGGGTACTCACCGCGATCCGGCACGCCGAAGCGTCCGCCGCAGACCGCCAAGCAGCCTCCGCCTCGCCCATCGACGCAAACTCGTCGAACAGAATCAGGGTTCTACGGCCACCACGGCCGACGTGGGCAGTACTCGCCTGACCCGCAATCGTCGCACCAGACAGCGGATTCCTCAGCATCATGTGCTGCCGGGTGTCGGAACCCCTCCGCAACAACTCATCCGCAGGGCCGGGAAGCAGCCAAGGCGGCTGACCCTGAAGCAGGAAGTCCACCTTCCACATCAGACTGTCAGGGTCGCCGGGGCGATCAACACCATCTTCCACGCGACTGACCAGAAGCGCCTGCCAGCCCTTGAACAGCCAGCCCCAAGAGGCCACCGCAGCCAACAGCCACGACGCACCCATGTCACGGCTCTTCCGAACCACCACATCGCGGCCCCCGTCCACCGCGTCCGTGATCTCCTTCACCGCACGCTCCTGACAAGGCCACAGCACAAACGGCCGATTCGGCTTCTGACTAGGTACCTCGCGCCCCGATTTCGGGTCAACCTCCTTCGGCGCGTAAGTCCACCCCGTCATCCGCAACCACAAACAGATGTCCTCGGCAAACAACGCCCGAAAATCTGACTGTGTAACCACATCTGTGGCAGTACTGTCGAGAAACTTCTTGCGGAGGCGTGGTATTTCAGACATGTAGGTAGGGATTTAGGGGTCAGTACTGTGATCAGGGAGGGGGGTATTAGATACTAGGTACCGGACGCGCGCGCGCTCGGGGGGGCGCGGGGGCGCGGGCGGGGGCGGGCGCACGGGGGGTCCGCGCGTGACGCGCGCGATTCGCGCGTGTGCGTCGCGCGTTGCCTTCCCCTGCCGCCGTCACGCCTGCCACTCGGCGAGCAGCAGCCGCGCCCTGCCGCCTTCCCCGATGTCGGCCGACAGCGTCGTGCGCTGATCGACCTGCACCGATGCACGGTCGCGGTAGACCTCGGGGCGCAGACCCTTCAGGCGGAACTGGAGCAGCGAGACCTGCGCAGGCGTCGCGTCCACCTCGCC